CCATGCGGGAGTTCAATAAGCCCGCGTATGAAATCCTGAGAGAGCGGAACGCCAAGTTCGCCTCGAAGGAGACCTACACGAAGTCCCTCGCCGACTACATCGCGGACGGACTGAACCGTCGACAGGCCGAGCGCTCAGCGCAGGCCGACGTCCAAGCTGAGGGGCTTCCAGCCCCCGACCAGTAACAGGGACCCCTTCGGGGGTCCCACAAGACCCCCAAGGAAAATCTGAATGTCAACCTCCTCGGCCTACGTGGGCGACGGTGCGACGACGGCGTTCAACATCACGTTCGACTACGTCGACACCGCTAGCGTTCGCGTCTCGGTGGATGAAGTCGATGTCGCGTTCACCTGGAACACCGCTACGCAAGTGATCGTGTCGCCGGCCCCGGCCGTGGGCACAGTCGTTCTCATTTACCGCAGCACCGACATCACGGACCCTGCCGTCGTCTTCCAGAACGCCGGGGTGCTGACCTCCGACCTCCTCAACGATGCGGTCGAGCAGGTGCTCCTCAAGCAGCAAGAGATCGAAGACGCGCAGTCGCGCGGCGTCAATCGGAACCTCAGAGTTTCCAACGGCGACACCCTTGCTCCGATCCCGACCGATCGCGCGGGCCAGTTCCTCGCGTTCGACGAGGACGGCAACCCGCTGATGTCGCCGGGGTCCGAAACGCTGTTCACGCAGGACGACCCGGCAAGCTCCGCGCGGACCGTGCGGGACAAGCTGCGGGACTTCGTCAGCCCTATGGACTTCGGCGCTGCCGGCGACGGCATCACGAACGACCTCGCTGCGGTTCAAGCGGCTCTCAACTACGCCTGTGCCCACGGCAAGGGTGTGGATGGCGGCGCCCTCGTGTACGCCGTCAGCGGCAACCTCACGGTCTCCGCGCAGACGCGCCCGTGGGTTCGCGCGCTTCGCCTCAAGCAACTCAGCCAGGTCAACGGCCGAGTGACGCTACACTTTGAGAACTGCGAGCGGGTCCGCATCGACCGGCTTGAGATCAACATGGGGTCCAACGCGGCGACCGGCGACTGCAACTCGACGTTCGGCTTGTGGATCGAAAACGGCTCGCACCATCAGGTCCGCAACGTAGAGGCGTTCGGTAACGGAAAGAACAGCTTCATCGCCATTTGGGGTACTTCCAAGAGCGACTATGACGGGCTGAAGGTACGCGACGCAGTCTATGACGACGCAACGGCAACGGATGATCTCTTGCAGGGCATCTGGATGTACGGCAACACGGATTGCAGCCTGCGGAACCCGTCCGTCTCGAACCTGACCGGCAACGCGGATGCGTCCTACCCGGCTCGCTTCACCCGCGGGATTTGCTTCGGCGGCAATGTCCGTTGTTCGATCGTCGACCCCAAGGTCCGCGACGTGGATCAGGGCATCGATATCAGCGGCAGCGACGGCAACCTGAAATGCACCGTGCTCGGCGGCCACAGCTACCAATGCACAACCGTTGCGGTGAAGCTCGCGAACAGCGCGATCGACTGTAAGGTCATCGGGCATATCGCAGAGCGGATCGGCCAGTACGCCTTCGGCGCTGGCGGTCCTGCCGAGGCTGGCCTCGCCAACAAGACGCGCGACTGCGAGTTCATCAACTGCACGGCGCTGGACGTGGGATACAACGCTTTCCCGCAGCCGCACCGGGCCTTCGACGTCCACAAGGGCGACTACGACCTCACCTATCCGCAGGGCATCAAGATCATCGGCTGCAAGGTACGGGCAACAATGTCCGTTTCCTTCGTGGATGTTCGTCCGGCTGGCGAGACTAGCGGCACCCTCTCGGCGCCGTGGACCGGCGTAACGGGAAGTTACACGTGCAAATTCGGCAGCGGCGAAATCAAAACGGTCTCGCTCACCAACGGGTCCACCGGAGCGTTCTGGACCGGCGGCTTGGCCTCCGGCGCCGTAACGACGACGCTCCTGCTGCAACCCATGACGGTCGCCTTCTACAACGACGCAGACTACGACACCGGAACGCGCAAGCTGAACGAGGTCGTGAACTGCTCCAGCGAGGGGCACACGTCGAGCATACAGACTGGCTTCCAGCGCCACATTTGTCGGCTGACGGGGGACACTCCCACGTCACTCGCTAACGGCGTCAGTACCTCCGTCGGGTGGAACATAGAGGTCGAAGATACGACCGGACTGCACAGCACCACGTCAAACACGGACGAGGTGCGGGTGTGGGTGATGGGCCGCTACCGCATTAAGGCCAAGCTGGTCTTCGCTGCGGGAACGACCACCGGCTACCGCCGCGTTCACTACACTAAGAACGACGTTGTGCAGACGACGTCCGCCTGCGCGCCTGTGTCCGGTGAAGCGACGACCTGTCTCCTCGATGAGGAGATCGACCTCGTGCCCGGTGAAATCCTCAAGCTCTACGGAGAGCAGACCAGCGGCGGCGCCCTGAACGTCGACCGGCTGAACAGCTACTTCCACGTCGAGCTAATCCGCGCATCCTAACCTTCGGGGGACCTTCGGGTCCCCCACTTTCCCCTCTTCGGAACCCTCCATGTCCGCTCTACGTGAATACCTAATCAACGCCATCGCGGCTGCCGCTGCGATCGGAGCCGGCGGCGCCATCGTCAACGGCGCAGTGACGAACGCTCGCCAAGACGAGCAGCTTCGCGCTGCCACCATCATGCTGCCTGAAATCCAGAAGGACGTGAAGGCGACCCGCGAGACAGTCATTCGTCTCGAAGCAAGGGACCAAGCCCGTGAGCAGAGCCAGTAACGAACTACTCGACCTCATCCACCTCCTGACGGCTACCAGCCTGAAGGACGAGCTGGCTCGGGCTGCCAAGCGCGCTGCGCTTCCCCGCACCGATGAGAACTACGCCCCCATCAACCCGCAGCTCATCGACAAGGCCCTGAAGTTCCTCAAGGACAACGGGGTGGACGCGCCTGCGAAAAGCCAGCGTGTCGACACCCTCGCGAGCCAGCTCAACGACCTGGACCTCGACGATGAAGCGGTGAACCTCAGGACCGCACACTAATGTATCAAGTCGAGAAGCGCAGGCGCGGCCCTCGCGGCCGTCATGGCGTAGATGGCGTGGATGGTTCAGACGCCAGCGTAACGAACGCCAGCGTCAACGCAGCCATTGCCACCGACCCATCCTCCACGCGGGCCGCACTTGGCCTCGGCTACTTCGCCACCGGCACCGATGCCAGCAACCTGACTGGCACGGTATCCGCGGCGCGCATTGCGGACGGATCGTTGTCGATTGCGAAGACGTCGGGCCTCCAGACGGCGCTCGACGGCAAGCAGCCGCTCCACGCCACACTCACCGCTATCGCGGGGACAGCAACGACCACGTTCGGTCGCAACCTGTTGAACGCCGCCGATGCAGCCGACCTTCGCTCACGCCAATCACTCGGCTCCGCATCTTTGGCGAATACGGGCGACTTCGCCCCCGCCTCTCACGTTGGGGCCGGCGGCACCGAACACGCTGTCGTCGTAGCCTCAGGCGCAGCCGGATTTATGTCCGGCGCTGACAAGGCCAAGCTGAACGGCGTGGCGAGTGGAGCCACCGCGAACAGCTCGGACGCGACGTTGCTGGCGCGAGCCAATCACACCGGCACTCAGCCGATGTCGACGATCAGCGACCTGCCGACGCTGGCAAGCGGCACCTACACTCCGACCGCCGTGGCTTTGAACAACATCGACAGCGTCACGACCTATCAGTGTCAGTATATGCGGGTCGGCAATGTCGTCACGGTCTCGGGCCGTCTGGACATTGACCCTACGGCCGTCGGGGCCACCACGCGCTTCTCTCTGTCCCTGCCAATCTCCAGTGCGTTCGGCAGCTCCAGTCGGGCGGGCGGAACCTGCGCTTCCAACGGAGACCCCGCAACCGAACAGTCGTTCGCCATCTACGCCGTCGGCTCCGTCGTCTGGTTCGATGGCCGCAACACCACTGCGTCCAACATCGCGCACTGGTTCTCGTTCACCTACCTGGTGAGCTAGCGCACCCCGGCCCCGAGCCGGCCCTCGCCAACAACATAAGGGTCCGCATGACCTCCCGCGACATCCTTCAGGGGAGCTTCCTGAAGTTCCTCTGGTACGTGTGGAAGCACGTCCTGGACCTTCCCGAGCCTACCCGCATCCAGCTCGACATCGCCCGCTTCCTAGTGGGCGGTCCGCGCCGGCGCTTCATTCAGGCGTTCCGCGGTGTCGGCAAGACCTTCATCACGGCGGCCTACGTCGTCTGGAGGCTCTGGAAGAACCCCGACCTCAAGGTCGCGATCGTCTCGGCCAACGAAGAACTCGCCACCGAGATCACCACCTTCATCAAGCAGATCATCGACCACGAGGCCGGTGACGAGCTGTGGCCTGAGCTGCGCCCCCGGCAGGGGCAGCGCAACTCCACCCTCAAGTTCGACGTGGGCGCGGCCAAGCCGGACAAGTCCCCGTCGGTCAAGGCAATGTCGATCGTCGGGCAGCTCACCGGCTCCCGCGCCGACCTGACCATCTCCGACGACGTGGAGGTCCCGAAGAACTCGGCGACCGAAACCATGCGCGAGCAGTTGGCTCAGAAGACCACCGAGTACGCGGCCATCACCAAGCCGGGAGGCGAGATCGTCTACCTTGGCACCCCGCAGACCGAGCAGTCCATCTATCGTGGCCTGCCGGGACGCGGCTACGCGGTCCGCATCTGGCCCGCCCGTTACCCGCTGGCAACCAAGCTGGCGAACTATGGGGACAACCTCGCACCAATCCTGCGCGAGGACCTAGAGGCGAACCCCGAGCTGATGAAGCCCATCGGCTCCACCCTCGGCGGCGCCCCAACCGATCCAGACCGCTTCCACGACCTCGACCTGATCGAGCGCGAGGACGACTATAAGGCGGCGGGCTTCCTGTTGCAGTTCCAGTTGGACACCTCGCTGTCCGACGCGGAGCGCTACCCGCTCAAGACGCGCGACATGATCGTCACCAACGTCAACACTAAGGTTGGCCCTGGCCGCCTCGTGTGGGCCAGCGGTCCCGATCAGATCATCCGCGAGCTGCCGAACGTCGGCATGGATGGCGACCGCTTCTACCGGCCTGTCTTCCAGTCCAAGGAGTACCTGCCGTTCACCGGCTCGGTCATGCACATCGACCCCTCGGGTCGCGGGCGAGATCGTACCGCCTACGTGGTCACGAAGTTCCTCCAAGGGTCAATCTTCGTGAAGCGGTGGGGCGGCTTCCAAGACGGCTACGGTGACGAGACCCTCGCTGCCCTCGCGTTGATCGCGAAGGAAGAGGAGGTCAACCTGATCGTCCCCGAGGACAACTTCGGTGACGGCATGTTCGGCAAGCTGCTGGAACCTTGGGTTGCCCGAGTGCACCCCTGCCGGGTAGCCGGCGAGAAGGTCCAAGGGATGAAGGAGGAGCGGATCGTCCGCTTGCTCCACCCCGTCCTCAGACAGCACCGCCTGGTCATGGATCAGGAGGTCATCGAGGAGGACCTCAAGCAGCCCTCAGTCCACTCGGGTCTCTACCAGATGACCCACATGAGCGCCACGAAGGGCGCCCTGAAGCATGACGACTTGGTCGACGTGCTGTCCTTCGCCATCGGCTACTGGACAGACTTCCTCAACGCCGATGCAAAAAAGGCAGAGGACGAGAGACGTCGCAAGGAAGACGAGCGCTTCGAGCGCCTGATGTTCACCCACACGGTCGGCCAATCGATCGGCCGGCAGCCCACCGGGTTCCAAGCCAAAAGAGGCAGGGGACGTCCCGTAGGGCGCAGATAAGGAAAGGGATCACATGATCCTTGGTTTCGTACTAGGCGCAGGAGTGGGGCTGGTCCTCGGGTTCCTGGTCGTGTTGAGCTTCGCTCGCGCTGTATCGCTAAGCTGGTGAGCGCGGAGGACAAGATGACGGCAGCCCTCAAGAGCTGCCTGCTGATGGTCGGCGGGACAGTCCTGCTGTTCTTCCTGCTGCTGTTCGCCTGCGTGAGGTCCTAAGGGACTTCCAGAGGATCACCCTGGGACCACAGCCAGTGGTTCTGAATGAGGGGATGAGAGGGGAAGGTCTCCCTCGGGTCCCCTCCCTCCCCCGACAAGCCTGAGGGTTCTCCACAGGACTTCCAAAGGTATATCCTTAGGAAGAACCTTATGGGGGATGTATCCATCCCTCCAAGGGGTGGCCCTAATTGGGTAGTTACTTTTTGTGCCTACCCCTTGGCCGTCGCTTTTGGTGCAAAATTACGGAGTGGGTTATCGCAGGCGACGCAACCGGCACTCCCCCCTAGCCGGGGTGCCTTGCCGAACGTCCTGCCGTGACCCCTCATGCTCTCCCTGAGAGGGGCCGACTGGCTCTCCTATGGCGCGAAATATGGCGCACCTTCAGCTAACCCCTTGAAATCATTGGGTGTGAATGGTGCTGTATACACCATAGGAGGGCTAGAGGTGCACCTGAGGGAGGTCGAGGGGTGAGCCTGAGGGCTGGATTGCGTCAGTTTGCGCTCTCTCGTGCTTTA